TGCCATTGACATCATTGCCCTCGACACCCAATTCCTCAAAGAGCCTGATGCTCTCGGCACTTCCTTGGTTGACCTGCTCTGCCTGCGTGGAGAGTGTTTTCAGGCTCATCTGTAGGCCGTCAACACTCGCCCCGTTCTGTGCAAGAATGTAATCCCATTCCTGAAAGCCTTGGCGACTCACTCCGATTTTCTGGCTCATTTTATCTACGCGGTCAAGAGCCACTGTAGACTGAATTGCCATATCGCCCAACGACTTCACAACCTTGACAATCGCGCCAACCGTGACGACACCCATAGCGGCGGCGGCAATCTTGCCCACGGCATCGAACTTCTTGCCCGTGGTATCAAGGCCTTTGTTCGCCCCTGTGGTGTCTGCTGATATCTTGTAAACAAGCTGGTCAATTATTCTCATTTTGTGTAGTCCATTGGTTTAATCACAATCCTGTCGCTCTTTTTTGTGCAGAACTCCCACTCGCTCTCGCTCAAGAAGCCCATGCACACCTGCAAATCCAAGATGTCCATTTCGTAGAAGAACTCCCATTTGGAAGCCACCAAAAACTTGCTCCGTAGCAAGAAGTAAGCCCTCTCAAAGAGGATATTTTTTACTTCTTGACCGCCGCTTTTTTTTTACCCTTCGTCGGTGGGATGTCCTTTTGCATGGCAAAGACAACGAACTCCATGAGCATTGAGTAATCACAGATTCGCTCCCACCAATTGCGGATGAACTCATAGCCATTTGCTACGACAATTGCTTCCACGACCTCAAAGATTAGCTCAATCTGCTTGTCAAGGTTTTCTTCGTTGTCGTGGTCTGCAATCAGCTTGGTAGCCATGAGTGGGATGATTCCAATGGTGAAAACAATCCCACCCACATTGATATCGATTTTAGAGCGGTTCACGCCTACCTGCATCTCACACCCCTGCAGCTAGAAAGAAGTTGAGAAGCCTGCTGGCGTTCGCGGCATCGGGCTTCGCGGTGAAGCTGACGGTGATTTCGTTCAACCCCTCTTCATTCAGGCCCTTGAAATTCATCGTTCCACCACTGTCAACGGTTGCGTTGTACAGGGTGAACTGCCAATCAATGTTGGCATCTGTCTCTTGACCGCCTGTTGCATCCACGTTGTAGTGGGTGAGCTTGATAGTAGCTCGCTTCAACGTGAAGCGGTTAGTGCCAGCGTAGTCGACCTCTTCCCCTGCATACGGCCCGCCGCTTATCACGGTCGTCTCAAGGAAGCCAGGGAAAATCGCGGCAATGACCGCGGGGTCAAAGTTAAGCAATGCGCTCGGTGCAAAGGCAACCGTCGGATTGAAAGCTTCGTCGACCAAGTCCTCATAGTTTCCTGCATCGATTTTTCGCTCTTCCCAGTTGTAGGTGAACACACCGCCACCAGCAAGCACTCCAACATCAGTGAAGTCCTGCGCCCCCTCTGGTTTAAGCTCCATCCTAAATCCGTCGGGGAAAATGATTCTTTTTTCATTGGTTTGTCTAGGCATTTTTTATCTCCACATCAACCACTACGTTAAAAATATTTTCCCCTTCGGGAATGGGTGGCTGAATCATACACTTCGAATAAACCTTGTCGCCAAAGACGCGGTTTAACCTATCATATACAAGGTCCGCCAGCTTCTCTGCATCGCCTTCAAGCGGTTGCCTGCAATTCACACGGTAGGTGATGACTTGGATGTCGCCTGCGGTCCTTGGGGTCACGCGGTAAATCAGGATGAACTTATTGAGGCTCTGGTAGGCTTCGGGGAGAATAGAGCCGACAAAGATTGCCTTGAAGCTAGTATTCGGAATAGTGTCGAGCATACCCTCAATCTGGGTGGTTCGTATCTGTTGCATTATGTAGGTCGTCATTTCTTCACCACCCCGTTCTTGCTCATCGCAACGTCATTGTAGCGCTTCATCACTTCAGCGGCATTAGCCCCATCGACAACAATCTCTCTAGCTGGCTGTAGAAACGGTTGCGCTCTTTGGAACTTCGTGCCGTACTCTTGGTGAGTTGCATGCTCTACATTACTGCCTGTATAGGCTTCAAGCTCCTTCAGCCCATCCTGCTTCAAAGGCGGCGCTTGTTTCTCCGATGGTCTGTCATTCAGCCTGATTCCTGTCTGGTCAGCCGTGGCAACACTTATTGAGTTGCGAAGCTGACCATAGTTGACAGGCGCAAGCAGTTTGGCTTGGTTGGCAAGCTTAATTGCCATCTCCAAAACCATTTTCTCGCTTGCATCCTTAATCGCTGTCTTGACTGCATCAACTGACATCAAATCACCGCCTTGTCGCCCAGCACCGTCGGCCTTTCTGGTGTGCCGCCTATGATGCTCGGCTTCTCCGTGCGCTTCAGGCCAAAGACAAACACTTCATCCTGCTGAAGAACGTTGTCTGTTCCCACGACCTCATACCATTCATCCCCGAAGAGCAGAACAGCCTTCTTGTCCACCGCGCTCTCGTACAACCCTACAAGCTCCGACTGGTCAACAATCCTATCGGAAACAGCGCCCTGCATCGCACTCGCCTGATAGACGAACGCGCTGATTGTCTCGCTGAATTGATAGCCACTCTCGACCTGCCCCGTTGCGGGATTGTAGCTGGTGGCATCAAGGTAGATATCGAGCGCCACCCTATCAAAGTCGTCAAAATATTCTAGCATGGCACTCTCAATCTCGGATAACCCAAGTCTGCAATCAATTCCTGCGGATAATTCCAGCGCTTGTTTATGTCCAAACTGAAACTCACACTCACTGGCCCGATTGATTTCGACTGCACCTTGTCGCCTGCCTTCGCGGGTACGCTGGTACGGTAGAAAACCATCCTTGCAATTGCCTGCCACTGGCTGACGTTGATGGTCGGCACAAACTGGCTTACATCAAAGTTTGCCTTTGCGCTCAACACATAACCGTCACTCGATACACTCTTCACGTAGGTATCATCAGGCAATTCTGGTGCAAAGACGACAGAGCCAATCGCCAGACGCTCACTGGTTTTAAGGATATCACTTCCTGCATCAATCTTCCCTGCAACCCACCTGTCCATCGGGTCGTTGAGAATCCTGCGAACATCGGCGCTGACAACCGTCAAGAACAGAGCAAGCTCATTGTCCAAGTCGCCGCTGGTCAGCCCTAAGATTGCCTTGGCCTTCGCCAAGCTCATAAGCTCAAGCATTTCTCCAACTCTGCCTTCTTCATCGAGCCATAGCCCTTGATTCCACGGTCCTTCGCCAACGCCCTAAGCTCTGCAACGGTGAGCGGCTTCTCTTCATTTACTTCTTCAACTTTCTTCTCCTTGCCTGCAACAGCCAAGCCGTTCTCAACCCATCGCTTCCCGCAATCCACGTCATATGTGGCTCCCTTCACATAAAGAGAGCCATCATAATTAGTGGTTTTAAGCATTGTTACAACCACAATTTACCTCACTTCGTCATCACGGCGAATGGATAGCCTTCGCGCTTGGGGTTCAGCTGGTGAATCGGATTCGGGAGAACCCAACCCAACCGCATAACCACGCGGAGAGCAACCATGTCGTTCTGCATCAGGTTTGCCACAATCTCGCCGTAGTCGTTGGTCACAACGCCTTCGGTGAACAGCTTGAAGGTCATGTCCTGACGGATGCTGTACTTCGCTTCCTTCATGTCACCGACAATCAGGCGCGCCACAGTCTTGTTGAAGGCCGCGTTTTTCGCGTAGTTAATCGGGTATCCATACAAGGTGTCAGGGTCAGTCATCGTGCCGTTGGAGAACAGCGGAGTGCCGTTTCCTGCGCGGAGGTTGCGAAGCTTTGCCTTGGTGCTGACNTCTGCGATGAAGCCAGTGGGGTCAAAGCCCTGCTCTTCAATCAGGCCCATGAGGTTGCTGACATCAANNCCNAAGTCCGTGCCTGTTCCCTCTGCGATGACGTTCTGCCGTGCGATTGCGGTGGGAACAATCCCAGTCTCCCAAGAAGCGGGTCGGCCCTTGCCCCAAATCACGGCTTCGTCAATGCGCTTGCCAAAGGCTTCCACGATGCGTGGTCGCAATTCGCCCCAGATGTCGTAGTCGGCATCTGCAAGGACTTCCTCACTGATGGGAAGCACAATTGCAATCGGTTCGGCGATGATTTTCTTCTTCGCCCACTTTGCGTCACCAGTCGGCTTGAGTCCAGGAACTCCATCCTCTGCGGTGAAGCTGGCATCGCTGTCCTCACCATAGGTCAGGTCATCGTCAACGGTCGTACCAACGAACTGTGCGTCGACAAGGCTGTCAAGCACCGCCATCTCGGTTGTGCGGCTACTCATGTTCGGCAATCGGCTGAACTGGCTAAGAACCACACTCTGCTCTGCGATTCCGTCGATGATTTCATTCAGCGTCTGAACGGGAATCAACGGAAGTGCGTCTTTTTCGGTAATCATTTTACTCATCTCATCTTCCTCAATAATTTATTCATGTCAAATGTTTCGCCACTAGCTCCATCAGGCGTCTTGCCCTTCAGCTTGGTGTCGACCTCTGCCTGCACCGCTTCACGGAAAGCAGATTCAAAGGTCGTTATCTTTTCCAGCGTCTCTTCGGCTGTTTCACCCAAGAGGATTTTCGCAAACTCGACAGGAAGCTTCTTCTTGTTCAACTCGTCTACAGCCTGTAGCTGTAGCTCCCTGATGGTCAATTCCCTGTCTTTCTTTGCAAGCTCTTCTTGCCTTTTCTTGTCCTCTTCGGCCTTCTTTTCATCTGCGGAGAGTTTTGCCAAGCGCTCTGCTTCGGTCCTTGCTTCCTCAAGTTTGCTGGTAAGGTCTTTTTCCCACTTCGACTGGGCTGTTTTCAACGCTTCCTGCACCCTCTTGTCGGCTTCACTTTGCAGTTTTTTGTCAAACTCCTCTTGCGTGAAAGTTACTTGTGCCTCAAGGTTCTTGTTCGCCCCTTCAGTTACATTCTTTTCTGCCATAGAATACGCTCCACTTTTTCAATGTCCTCAAGCCTGTCTACAGCTTGGGTGTCGTCGACCTCCACAAAAAGAAGTCGATTCGATGAAAACTTTGTCATTTCAATGCTTTCCCGCCCTTCCCCAAGCCGTTCGAACTCTTGTAAGTCCGCCTTGTTGAAGGCATAGATGCCGACCTGCTTGTACAGCTTTCGGCTAAGAGTGGAGGAATCCCCACTCACCAATACTTTAACACAATCTGGTGAACTGTCAAGACTTGTCATAGCGCACACAACCTTGCCGGGGTTGTCAATCTTCGCCTGCACCAGCTTGTCGATGGTGGACTCTTGAATCAGCGGCTCATCGCCCTGAACATTCACGTAGATGTCGGCATCGATGCTTTGTGACACTTCAACAAGCCTATCCGTGCCACACTCTGCTTCCATCTGTGTAACAAATGCGTCATAGCCTGCGTTTATAGCACACTCGGCTATCTCAATATTCGGAGTCGCTACAATCTTCTTGTAGCTCGGTAGGGCTTCCAGCACTCTCAATATCATCGGCTTCCCTGCTATCGGGTACAGCGGTTTGTTGGGAAACCTTGTGCTTTCTAGCCTTGCGGGAATTACCACCAATACATTCATTGATTATCTCCTTCAATGTTTCGTCGAAATGCAACCTGTTGTCACGGCGTTGCAGGACCGCCAAATAGCGCAACTGTGCGTCGGTGTCGTGCCAATTCTCATTGATGCGTAGCGCGTTCTCCTTCTCCCCGACATCGCCATAACCTTTGTACACGCCCGAACGGTAGAAGTCAAAGCCTATGACATCAAGGCTCTTGAGGTCACTTAACAGCAGATGGGCAATCGCGCTCACCCCTGTGTTCGGCGATAGGCTTCCAATCTCCTTGCGAACGGTGAAGAAGAACTCATGGCTCATGGCGGTCCATTTTCGGCCTTCAAGGTATGGCCCGACTCGCCTGATTCTAGCGCTCCGCGGTGCGTGGCGTGAGACAATCCACTCGCAATCCCAGCTCGCCACTTCTTCCTGCGTGACCACCGTCTTTGACGTACCCCCCCTATGTGAGAGGATATGGTACAAGACATCGGTGCGTGTTCCGTAGTCCTCTGGAAAGGCAATGGGAAGGGCGTGATTGACTCGCACAACAACGTCGTAGCTGTCAATGACTTCTCCCATTCCCTGCACATATCCTGCTGGCCCTACGATGACAACCCTCTTGCCCACAAGGTCCGCGAAGTATTCCGCTTCTCCCCACATACCAAATGGCAAGCCTTTCCGTGCCTGCCGCTCTTTCAGTGTATCAATGATTTCTGCCATCCCTACCTCAAAATGTGTTTCATCATCCGCCAAGTCATCAATTCCCTGAACTGGTCGAATGTTATCGATTGCTCACTGTCGGTGAGCGCCATCTCTGGGTTGTCGTGGACTTCAATGAGCAGTCCATCCGCGCCTGCCGCAAGCGCACCCTTCGCCACTGGCACAACAAGCTCCCGTCTCCCAACCGCGTGTGATGGGTCGGCGATGATTGGGAGGTCGCACAAACTCTTGACTGCTGGTATGCAAGACAAGTCAAAGGTGTTTCTGGTGTAATTCTCAAAGGTCCGTATGCCCCTTTCACAGAGAATCACATTCTCATTGCCTTCGGTCATGATGTAGTCGGCGTACATCACAAATTCCTCAATCGTGGTCGCCATGCCGCGCTTGAGGATAACGGGCTTGTCCTGCCTGCCGAACTCCCTAAGCAATTCGCTGGCTGTCTGATTTCTAGTGCCGACTTGGAATACATCGACTACATCATACAATTGCTCAATCTGTGCGGCGCTCATCGCTTCACTGACAAATGGAAGGCCAGTAATCCGCTTCGCTTCCTTGACGAACTCTAGGCCCTCCATACCAAGCCCACTGAAGCGGTGAGGGCTAGAGCGTGGTTTGAATAGGCCGCCCCTGATATGCGTTGCGCCCTGTGCCTTCACGAACTCTGCAATCTCGATGAAGTTAGGGCCTTCCACCGAACATGGCCCTGCGATAATCATTTCATTCAATCGGTTGCCTTGCGGGATAACTTTCACTTCTCCTTCTCCTTTGCCCACTCGTGGTAGGTTTTGTATTTGATGATTCCTGCTTTCGTGCGCCTGATTTCTGGCATCTCGCCAATCAAGAAAAGTAGCGAACAGCGACATTGTATGTCTTGATGCGGCTCTCCGCTAAGTCCTGGGCCTGTTGTCCTCAC